TAATGTGATTGAAGAATATCCACCAATTGCTTGTTGTAAAATAACTAAATTTGTATTTGTAATCGTACCCCATTCACCGGCTTTTTCACCAGTTGCCATCAACTCTAGTTTGAGGTCTGTAGAATAACTTGATGCCATATTTTTTAATTCCTTATTTGTTTATTTTATTAAATTTAAGCGGCGGTGTCAATCTCTGTCCAGACTGCGTCCGAATTTGTTTGTACTTCATTCCAGATCAAAGTAAATAATGATCCTTCCGAAGCTGTCAAGCCAATTCCTGTAAGTGTTACATTAGCTTCAGCTTTAGTAATTACACTACCTTGGGCCATAGTCAAGCCAAAACCTGTTAAATCTACAAGGGTATTTGCATCTAAAACAGCCGTTCCAAGGTTAGCAGATAAGGCTATTCCTGTTAAATCTATGTTTGCATCAGCAGTAATGGTCTCTTCGCCAAGAGCCATTGTCATTTGAATACCTATAATATTTGCATCAGGATCTGCATCTACATTACCTTCTGCAGCGGTCATTGCTTGACCGGTTACATCAACATTTGCATCTGCATTAATTTCAGCAATAGAACCTAAATTAGAGGTTAATGCTTGCCCTGTTACATCTACAGCTTCCCATAGTCCGGTTGCTCCCCATTCAAATTCACCCCATAGATATCTGCCCCAACCTTCTAAGTTGTAAGCAATCGTATCACCTTGAGCCATTGTCGCTTCTTGACCTGTTGCATTGGCATCAGGGTTAGCGTCAAGATTTCCTAAATTAGATGTTAAACCAAAACCTGTGATTTCAGGTTCAACCGCAATGGTTGTACTTTCTTCACCTTGTGTAACAGTTAACTGTTGACCTGTAACATCTACATCTGAATTTGCTTGTGTTGTAACAGAATTTAAAGTTGAAGTTGCTTCTTGTCCTGTTGCAATGAGTGTGCCTTGTATTCCCCATGCAAAAGTATTCCATCCATCATTTCTTCCCCAACCTATTGCAATATCATCTTCAAGAACAGCAGTTCCAAGAGCCATTGTCATAGATTGACCTGTTGCATTAGCATCAGGATCAGCATCTACTGTTCCTAAGTTTGTTGTTAAAGGTTGGCCAGAAACTTCTGGAGAAGCTCCAATGTCAAACGTAACTGTTCCTAAAGCAGGAATAGTTAACGGTTGACCTGTTACAGCGTATGTAGATTCAAGAACAACACTTCCAGTTGCCCCTGTTAAAGATACACCTGTGACGTCAACGGTACTATCATTTTGCGCACCGAAGTTTCCAATACTCCAAGAAAGAGCGCCCCAAGTGTTGGACATAAGAGTTGCCTCCTATTATCCAGAAATTCTTAGAATCGCTGCTGTGCTTGTTGGAGCTGGGAATTGTATAGTGAATGTTCCAGAAGTAGCTGTCTTATCACCACCGAAATCTAAAACAGCAACAGCTGCGTTAGCCACAGTAGCTGAAGTGTTGTAAATTAAAGCGCCTCTAGCTGTTAGAGTCACACCAGTGAACGATAAGTTATTGAAGTCTACTCTAGCAACACCCGCTGTGATAGATGTACCTGCGTTTACTAATGCACCACCACCTGCAGAATATTGACCCGAATCACCTACTTCACCAGAAGCTGTGTATGCAGTCGTTGCAGAACTTAGAGTTGCAGTAGAAACATATAAAGCAAGTTTAAAATTATCACCGCCAGACGATTTAAAATTGTGCTCGCCTTCTAACAATTCCTTTTTGAAAGAATTTGCTATTGCTTGTGTTATTGCCATTTTGTTTTCTCCTTAACTTTGTTTAGGAAGACGTGGTGATCCTTGTAGGTATTCATCTCGTCTTCTTCTTCCCATTTGTTCAATTGTAAATCCTTGTAACGCTTGCTGATATTTTTGTTCATAATATTGAATCATATCAGGTGGACCTTTTAAGAATCCATAAGCCTCAACAAGGCATGCATACAATAAGCCATTTGGGAACTTCTGGCTCAGGTATGTACCGCTAGTATTATCAACTAAACTACCTGGTTTCAAGATATAATTTAATTGAATTGTATAAGCAGAATCCGGTGTTGGGGCAAATACTATCGTATCTTCGTCCCACATTGCGTAGTATCTTGGTTTCCCCGTTGCTCCAGACGCGTTAAATTCAGACATGAAGCTAGTGTCTCGGGGCTCCATAAACGTTCTGTCAGAACCATCAATAATTTGCGCGGAACGAATAACGAGTAAGTTATCTGGAGTATCAATAAATCGATTACCTGTATTTACAGTTGCTGTTGCATATCTTCTATTATTATCTGAATCTACATCTCTTAATATTCTAAATTCAGCATCATCAATAAAACCATTGATAATGGTTGAATTAAATACATTAGAATCAACTTCAGTATAGTCTCTTATTTTTGTTACTAATTCATCATAAGTCATGGTGTCAATGTAGCTGGACCCGCGGTCACTAATGCTCCTCCAAATCTTCCTGATACGGTTGGTGTACTCCCTAAACTAAAAGTATAATTATTTGTATCAGTTACTGTTATACTAAATCCAGATGCATTTTCAAACACAGAATAATTTAAACCCCCTGGACTTCCATCAACATTTCTAAATACAACAGTATCTCCAGTTGTTCTTCCATGTGAAGGTTCATAAACACTTATAGTGCCACTACCTGCGGTTATCGTAAATGGATTAGGTTGTAATAATGGATCTGTTTGTGGTTCTGTTCTTGCAGGTCTTGCATTTCTTAAACCTTGTGGATCTGCAGTATGAGGTTTGGGTTCGAGTTGTGGATGTTTAGGTTCAAACTCAGAAATATGTACTCTTGCACCATTCCATTCTCTTACCATTTCTTTATATGGAAATTCCATACCGGATCTGTCAGATATAAACTTTGCATATTTTCCAGAAGCAGTATTAGACATTTGGATAATAAGTTTTTGGAGTTATGTATGAGCTTGATGAAGAACCATCTTCTTGTAAAGCTCTTTGTAATTCGTCTTCGTATAATAATTTTAATTCTTGTGTTCTTTGAGGAGCAAACTTTTGAGAAAGATAATAAGAAAGACCAGCACACATACAGGGAACAAAACGATAAGGAACATCAGTAGCATTAGTATAAACCCCAGCATCTTGTATTCTTTTAACATAATAATAATTTATTGTATTTCCTGCTTCTGTACTTCCAGGTGTAAGATATAATGTTATGGTAACTTTATCAATGAATCTTTGAACAAAATATTGAGTAGGAGTTCCTTCACTAGTTTTATTTGATAAAGCTTGATACTCACTTCTTGAAATTTTAGTTAATGGAAAATCAACTGAAGATGAATTTCTGTAAACAGCTTCTAATATATCATCTACACCATAAATAGCAGTTGCATCTGAAGTTCCATCTGCTGTTGATCTAAACATGGTATATTCAGATTGACCATCAACAAGTGTTATAGAATTATTTGCAACTTCCCAATAATGTAATCCTCGGTTAGCCCATTCTTGAAAAAGAATATTTAAAGATCGTCTGGCAGATTTTAATTGATTACCAGACATAGGCTCCATGCCTATTCTTTCATAAGCTTCTTCTATAACTTCATCAATAGAAAAATCTTTTTCAAAATTATATGTACCCGAAGTAGTGTTAGCCATTTAGCCTCCTACTTGTCTATCAATACAGTTACTTTTGCACTTGTAAGTGTGTTAACAGACATTCCAGCTTCAAATAAAATTCCATCTTCTGGAATGTTAAATGAAAAAACATCACCTGGAGGAACATCAGCTACGAATTGAGTAGCACCATTTCCATCAGTTAATGTAACGGATCCTGTAGTTGTCGTTGTTGTAGTATTAGAAAGAATGATTCCTCTTAATCTAGTTCTACCACCAAAAACAGAACCTGCTGAAGTTTTTTGTATTGCTTTAACATCAGATTTCATGCTCATTTATTTATATCTCCTTATTTGTGGCTCCCGAAGGAGCCACTTAAATTAATTAGCTAGTGCTTACGTCACCACCAGTGATTACTTGTTTCCAAGTTGAACCATCTGAGAATGCATAAGTGTCTGCTCCTGAATATCCGTTGTCAACGAAAACTAAAACACCTTTATTAGCTGTTGCTAATAAAGTTTCACCTGATCTTGTACCAGATGCAATAGTTAAAGTTGTTACATTAGAAACAGTCCAAGATATATTGCCACCTTGTTGAGTGTCACCTGCATTTGGATTAGCTCCTCCGATAAAACCGTTAAGTGCGGTTACCGGACCTGTAAAAGTAGTGTTTGCCATAGTGTTATCCTCCTAGTTATATCAGTACAGTCTCTAGGCCGTCGACTATACGCGTCTGTACCAATATTTATGTATAGTGGTTATTTTATACAGTAGATTATTAAAGAGTGCAAGGTATCCTTATGAGTGGAAGCCACTTTTGTAAGAAAAGATATCCTAGTTAGCCAGCATAAAGATGATTTTCACCATCTCTAATATTTCTAGGACTCTCTTGGTTCTTTAAGATAGATCGTATTACTTGCTTAATCTCATCTCCAAGAACTGACATTTCTGGTGTTACCATTCCGCCGTTTTGAAGAAACAGCTCGTTCCACTTAGATTCGAGCTTCAGTTTCTGAGCGAACAACACCATGTTGTCCTGAGCCATTTTTAACCTCCTCATAGGTTATATAGAACTTGTTAGTACCATTGTACTTTAACTTGTTCGGCTCCCAGTTTATACTGTTTTTTCCCAGATAGTCAATGATTTCTTTATGAACTTGTTGAGTTGTAATCATAGAACTTTCTATTTCTAATTCAAACTTTGTTTGCCATTCTTTTGTAAAGATTTTTATTAAATATTTTCCTGTCATGGTTCGTCCTTTCTATAAAAAAGAAAGGCCCCAGTAAAGGGGCCTTTCAAAATAATAATTACTTAAAAAACAAGTACTTATTATGCAGTTCCTGGAGAACCGAACATACCTCTAGGGTCTGACCAGCCGAAGCTGTATCTTTCTCTAGCTTTGTATCTTACGTTTCCAGTGTCGAAGTCGCCTTCCATTGCAGTTTTGATAGCTGCTCTTGTAAACATTTTCATTCCATTTGGAACGTCAGTTTTAATGAAGAACGCGTCAGTATCAGTTAAGAAGTTATTCACTACATAACCT